GCTCGTTCCGCTCGCCTGCCGATAAGCCCTCGCTGGTTCCAGTCCTTCAGCTTCTCCATGAGGCCCTGACCGTCCTTGATGCCCCACTGTCCTATGCGCCTCCTGTTGGTGCGCATGGTGTTGCTGATTTCTTGTTGCTGCTGGGGCGAGAATTGGTTTTTGATTTGCTCCCAAGCCTGGTTGATAAGTGGGCCGTGTGTCATCAGGTCTTGATTCGCCCAATCGTATTGGGAGATGGGGATGAGGCCGTTAGCCCATTGTTTTTCAAGCTCCTGGGCCTTTGCCCAAGCCTCCTGGTTTTTCTGCTGGGCTTCCGGGCTGTTCCATGCCGGCTGTTGACCCGCTGGCTGTTGCTGCTGTTGGCCGGCGACTTGGGCCGTAGGTGCAGGGGCCACCTGTGCGGTGGGTACATTGGCGTGCTGTGCGACTGGTGCGTTAGCCACCTGGGCGGTGGGTACATTGGCGTGCTGTGCGACTGGTGCGCCGCCTGCCGGTTGGGCTGTGGGCGGCTGCTCTTGGCCGCTCCAACCTTGCTTCATGCCTTGCCAGGCACCGGATAGGCCACCGGATTGGTAGCCAGCCCAACCACCCTTGATGGCATCCCACACTCCCTCGTCCTGGCGTGATCGCTCGCCTGCCCACTCAGAGAACGACTGTATTCTTTTCATGCGATTATATATACCGGCCAAATAAAAACCCCGGCGATTGCTCGCCGGGGCTTTAGCCTTTTACAATAGGAGGTTGGTCCGGTTAGATGACGAAGTTCGCAATGCTCATGCGGGCATAGAACTTGGAGCCTTCGCGCAAAAGCTTCTTTCCGTATCGCGTAAGGATACCTTTACGGGGGCAGAAGCTCTCTGGGTCAAGCACCACCGGCGTCTGGGTCAATGGGACATATGGGCAGTAGAAATATCCACTATCCATATAACTGTCGCCTTTATAACCCATGAGTATCTGGTTTGTCGGGAATAGCGGGTCTTTGTAGAGCCGCCAACGGTTATTCACCGTGCCGACGTACTGGATGCCCAAAGACGAAGTGAACGTCTCGGACGGGGCGGGCGCGAAACCGGCGGTGGCCGTCTCGAAGATGGACGCGACTTCCGGGGAAGTCACGAGCCAGTTCGCACCACCACGCAACGTCTTCCGGTGGACGACGTTGGAGACTTCTACGATCTTCACATATAGTGACTCGTACTTCTCTTTGATGGTTTCGCCCAATGCGGTGTTGAAGTCCCATGCCGAAACCGTGCCGGCGTTATTACGGAGGTCCGTCAACACTTCACGGTCGATTTCGAGGTTGATTTCCTGGGCCAACACGGCGGTCAGTTCCGCCTCGGCGTCCAGGTTGTGCTGCGAGCGCAAGTCCTGCTGGGCCTCATAGCTCCACACTGCCTTGAGCTTACGGGTCTTGGCAGCAATCTCTTCCGACTCAACCACGAGGTTGATTTCGGGGAGGTCTTGCTGGCACTCCATGTTATACTCGTAAGACATAACGGCGTGGTTCGCGCCAGGGGCGGCGTTCCACGTCAACGTCATCTCACCCGTGGTGAGGTTCAAGCTACCAGCCGTGGCGAAGGTCGCCGGGGAGCCGATAGACGTGAAGTTGAACGTGCCCGCCGACGAAACCACGAAGGTCTGCACGGCGGTCGTGCCCTGATAAACCGTACCAGTCACCGTGCCGGCCAGGACGGGCGTATGCTCGAATGGAGCGTATACGGAGGTCGTCACCACGCCGTTGTCGGTGCTGGAGGTTTCGTTCTGCACGAACTGGTGGGAGTACCAGATGTCCAGGTTGGCAGTACCGTCAGCCAACTGCTGGAGCGAGTTCACATCGTCAGCCGGGAACCCGTTGTTGTTATCGGCACCACGGGTCGCGCCCTTGTTGGACGAGTACCGGAAGCGCAGGTAGTACACCAAACCAGTCGGACCCAATAAGGGCTGGACCGACACGATCTTGTTGGCGATCAACTGCGGGTAAATACGGCGAACGAGCGGGATGGAGATGCGCTTGAACTGAGCGATGTCGCTCGTGTCCGTAGACACTTCGTTCATGAGGCGCTGGTTTTCGAGAAGAACTGCACAGGCAGAACGGACATAACGATCCTCAATACCTTCAAGCAGACCAGTACGGCCCCAACGACTCTCCAGTTCCCTGGCTTCATTCAAAAATCTAGCATTTGCGTTCATGTAGTTCCTTTATTAGACCGTTCTAATTAGCGGTCCTTTTTGACTCCAGAAAGAACGAGTAATTCGTTGATTTCACTGTCGGGATTGTTATATTCCGCAATAACAACGCCTTCCTCAGTGTTGGTATGTCCTCTCCCCGATACGTTCTTCACTTTCGATGCTCTTTCTTTCTGCTCAGTAATAAGCTGGCTCTTTTTCTGCTCGGTTCTGACATGCTTGTTCTCGGTGAGGAGTTCCTGAGCGTGGCGAACCGTCTCATTTAACTTAGTGTTGTCGTTCGACAAACGAATATTGCGGGCTTCCATAATGCGAAGCTGGCCACGAAGCTCCTCGACGCCCTTGCGGGCCTCTTCGAGCTTGCTGCTGGTCGCCAATGCGTAGTCCTCGTCGGACAGGTAATTGGCGGTGATGTCCACGATCTTGTCGAGGGTGACTTTATGCTCGGCCATGCGGGGGTCGTTCAGCACGTCGCGCTTGGCCTGCTCGTAAATCTCGGCACCCTTGAACTGGAGGAACTGGTCCACCTTGTCCACGATGTAGTCCTTCATCTCGCCAAGCTTCTTGTCGTACTCCTCGTACATATCCACTTCGAGCGTGTTGTTCTTATCACGCTCACCCAGGAGCATCTGATAGGCTTCCTCGTAGCCTTCCTCCAGCGCCTTGTTGTACTCGTCGCGCTGCATTTCAAGTCGGTTACGAAGATCGGCAATAATGCCGTAGGCTTCCTGGTATCCCTGATAGGCGGTCTTCTCCGCAGTGGACATTTCCTCAGAAAGCTGCTTATATGCTTCCTCTAATTTGTCGTTGTACTCAGACTCCAGTTCCCGCTTGCTACTTTCCAGCATGTCGTTGACGGCTGAAGCAACCTCGTTGATCTGGTCCTCTGGCAACAACTTCTTGAGAGCTTCAACTATTTTGTCTGCCATTAGCCTAACCTCGCTTTTATGTTGCTAGTTTGTTCTTTGAAGATGCCGCCCAAATACGCAACCAGCACATCTTTATTTACCGTATGTATGCGGCTACCTTCGTTTTTGGACGGGGATTTGTCAGAAAATTGGGGCACATACGTTTCGCGCTTCTGGCCGGTCGCTATCTTCTCTTGGAAGGCAGCGAACGTGCTGGGATCGGCCACTGCGTCAAACGTGATGAGCTTGTAGGACTCACCAATGACGAGGATACCGTTCTCGTCGGTTCTTCCGTTACCAACGCCCCGGCTGCTAATGCCGACTCTTACGCCGTCGTTCAAGAGGCTCCTTAATATCTTGCCGTGAGGGGTATTAAGTATTTCCCCCTCACCCATCAAGGAAGTTCCCTCCCACCACAACTTCGTAATAACGTGGGACGCTTTCTCGAAGTGGATGATGCTATCGGTGGGATGATCCAATTCACCCACCAGGCCCCTTGCTTTGATAGCGTCGTTCAGCTTCTTGATATTCTCATCAAGAACACCAAAGGGATACATCCGCTTGTTCTTATTGACCGCATCGGCCTCTTGAAACTTGCCACGAAATTTGGCTAAGCCACCAGCCGTAGCTGAAGTCGTAGACTCATTCAAGTTAAGGACGAAGCCGGCGTCTAAGCAACAGTCGATCAACAATACTTCGTCGCTCATTTATCTCCTTAGCTTTCCTGGTCTGCCTGGCTGCCCAGATTCTTGCTAGTGGGCTTGATATAACCCTTATCAACCACTAGGTTGTCGTTCTTCATCTTGAAGCCCGTGCCGCCCGTCTTCACGAGTTCCTGTGGCACATACGGGTTTTCCAGATTCGGCCAGGTGTCCTTAGACTGCCATCGGCTGAAATCGTCCTGCCCGTCATCAACGGCACTCTTCTCCTTCATCTTGTACTCCCCAAATGGCTTGGGCACATATGGGTTACGCAACTCAGGATAGGTGTCCGAACCGCCGTAATTCATCCACGAATTACGCATCTCGTCGTCCAGACGGTTCTTGTAAGATTTGCCGTCGCTCACCGGCAGTTCGCTGCCCCAATCACCTGTATATTTGCTTGGGATAGCGCCCACCTGGGCGATCTTGGCCATATCGGGATGGTCGCCGCTAACGGTGCGGTAGGCACTGTTCGATACATCCCAGGTTTCGCTGGAGCGTTCGACGTTGGCCTCGACAATATTCCGTAGCCATTCGGCAATCGTTTCGGCCAGTTTCAAGTCGGGTTCTTCCTGCTTATTGAGGACCGCTTCGCAGTCCATCAGATAACTGGAGACTTCTGCCCTAGCGGCTTCGTCGCCCTCCTTCTCCACCATGCGGTAGACTTCGTGAAGGGCACGATATAGGTCGCTAAATACCCGATACTTAATCTGTTCCGATTCATCCAAACTCGGATAGAATTGATCTGTCACTTCCTTGAATGCTTCGTAGCAGTTGTCACACTCCACCGTGGGCGTGATCTGCGAGTGGTTGATAATCTTCTTGGCGCGATCAGTGTAGGCGTGGTGAGCCATGCGAAGGATGCCTTCCGCCATGAACTCGCACTGCTGATCGTCGTAATTGCGGACGCCCACCGTCTCCAAAGCCTGGGCGATGGTGCTGGCCAGTTCCTCCTGGGTCAAGAACAATACGGTCGGCCAACGGCCAACGATGTTCTCCAGGGTTTCCTCCAGGGCACTATTATCCGACACGGCGTTGAACCGCTTGAGGTCCGCCACCGCACGACAGAATTGAGCGTCTTCCTTGAGGTTCTTGGCCCCCTTGCGGGAAAACTTGAGATCGGTGTTGAGAACGTCCCAATTGAAGTTGAGGATTTTGCCCTCGTTGCGCTTGTGCGCCCGTGGCATACTAACGTCGGTGACGTTGCCCTTGTCGTCGCTCTTAACAAAGGAATCTTTCAGTGCCGGTCCAAGAGCCTGGTAGTCCAGGTAATCCATGACGTTTTCCGTCAGGACCGCCCACTCGTTAATCTTGTGCTTCTGGACCTTGCGGGCGTAGACACGCCATCGCTTGTTGCCACTGCCGCCCAGCTTCTTCTCGGCCCGCTCCTTCTTGGCTCGTAATTGACCGGCGAGGCCAGCGGATGCCCCCAGACGGCGCTTGGTCTTTCGCATACTGCGGATGCGCTTGGCTACATCCGAACGACTTTGCTTGCGCCCGAACAGGGGGCCGTGGCCGCTGGGCTTGGAAACAGTTACATCAAAAGCTTCGGTCAGGGCGGCGTCCTTCAAGGTGCGGCGAGTAACGGGCAGGCCCATGTACTGACTAAATAACGCACTGGCCTTGCCCTCGTTATTATCCAGCAGGCTCTCCACGAAATCGCCCAGGACTTGCTTGGAGGACTTCTTCTCCGTGTCCTCGTCAATTACTAATTCCTCGATGCCCTCGAAAATGATGTGCGACTCATTCAGCCGATAATTAGCGTGAACGTAACTGCCGCCCAAAGTTTCGTAGGTCACGTCTGACTCACCGAAGCAGTGTAGTTTTAAGTCACCGGACCCCAAGGCCCTGGCTAATACGTCCTCGGCCTCGACCAACTCCCGCTCCGACGCCGAAAGCGAGTCCTTTTCAAACCTCTGAAAGTCCTCGAACTTCATGAGTTTTCTTTTCATATATTCAACTCCCTAATTAGGTAACGAGCCTATGTCTGCCTCGCCTGGAACCCTGTATATATTAAGTCTGCTTCAATTTTATTCCGCCCACACCTGCGTAAATAACGGGTCACGCTACTACCTATGTATGCACAAGGTTAGAAAAACGAGGGGATTAAATGAAAACATTTACTCAGTACGTTCGACAGCGCTTGCGGGA